ATCGGACGATGGGTTTCTCCTGCAAGTGGATTCAACGTCATTGCCACAGCCAACACTAAGGGTAAGGGTTCAGACGACGGACGATTCATTGGAACTAACGTGCTCAACGAAGCGTTCCTAGAACGATTCCCTGTAACCTTTGAGCAGAACTATCCTACTCCTGCTATTGAGCAGAAGATCCTTGAAGGAGTTGCTTTTGATCTTGGTGTAGAGGATCGTGATTTCTGCCAACGACTGGTTGATTGGGGTGACATCATTCGTAAGACGTTCTTCGATGGTGGTGTTGATGAAATCATTTCTACTCGTCGTCTAGTTCACATCATTCGTGCATACAGCATCTTTGGAAACAAGATGAAGGCAATCGATGTTTGCACTGCACGTTTTGATGATGAGACCAAGCAATCTTTCATGGAACTCTATGACAAGATTGATGCTGATTTCGAGATGCCCGTTGACAATCAAACCGTTTCTTGATACAATGACTAATGCTTGGAGTTTGCTTTACGACGAAATGTACGGACCCGAAGATGAACGTGATTACCTTGATTGGAAAAAAGTCAATGAAGGTAAACACCCAGATTATGAACTAACTGCTGACGGTTTCGTTTGGCCGAAAGTAAATGATCTACCACCCACTGACCAATCCACATATATTGATGAATATCCATCTTTGAATATTAATTTTCCACAATCTGCTATGAGTGACGATACAATTTCATTTACTACGGGTGACAAGATTGAACTAAATCTTGATGCTACTTCTAAAAATGGTTTTTGGAAGTATGAAGAAGATCTTACTATGAAAGAGGTTCGTGAGTATCTATCACAAACTTACAATGCACACTACACATCACAAGATTCTAAGACTCAGACTCTTGATTTGATTGAAAGCATTGGTGATGCAGAACCTTTCTGCCGATCTAATGCAATCAAATATCTCTCCAGGTTTGGTAAGAAGAATGGAAAGTCTAAACAGGACATTTTAAAAGCAATTCACTATTGCATTCTTCTATATCACTTCTCTGGTCTACATAATCAATCCAAAGGTACGTATGAAACTTTCTGATTCCACTATCAACATTCTGAAGAACTTCGCAGAGATCAATCAATCTCTTCTCTTCAAGGAAGGCAAGAAACTTCGTACTATCAGTGTAATGAAGAATATTCTTGCAGAAGTTGAAGTCAAGGAAGAGTTTCCAAAAGATTTTGGAATCTATGATCTTCGTCAATTTCTAAACGGTCTTGATCTGCACCGTGATTCTCCTACTCTAGACTTTGCTAATGACAGTCACGTTATTATTCGTGAAGGTAAGATGCGGTCTAAGTTCTTCTTCGCAGATCCTAATGTCATTGTAAGTCCTCCTGACAAAGACATCAATCTACAGACTGAAGAGATTTCTTTCAGTATCGATACTCAGCAACTTGGAAAACTAACCAAGGCAGCACAGGTTTATCAATTGCCAGATCTATCTGTTGTTGGTGAAGCAGGTGTAGTGAAGATCGTTGTTTCTGATCGTAAAAATGATACTTCAAACGACTTTTCTATTATTGTTGGTGAGACTGAAGCATCTTTCAGTTTTAATTTCAAGGTAGAGAATATCAAGATTCTTCCTGGTAGTTATGATGTTTCTATCTCAAAGAATCTTCTCTCCAAGTTTGTCAATACTGATAAGAGTCTAACTTATTGGATTGCTTTGGAACCTGATTCACGTTATGAAGGATGATTATATTGAAGTAATTGATGATTTTCTAGAACCATCGTATTTTAGAAATCTATATGAAACAGTTACTTCTATAAAATTTCCTTGGTTTTTCAGTGAAAATATCAGTAATGATGAGGATCGACAAGTTTCTATCAATGGTAATTCAAGTTCTAGACTTTTAGGTTTTAGTCACAGTGTTTGTGATGGTGAACAAGTTGACTCTAAGGACATGTATCCCCTACTATGTCCCTTTGCTTGGAAAATCTTAGATCATGTTGGTGGATCTGGAGTATTGAGAATCAGGTTTGACATGACCGTTTTTACTGAAACTGGACTTGTTCACGAACCTCATGTAGATTATCTAGATACACCTAACTATTCTGCAGTTTTTTATTTGACAAAATCTGATGGTCCAACTATCATTTTCAATGAAAAGTATGATTATGATAGTGGATATCCAGAAAGAGATTTAACTATTAAAGAAGTAATTCAACCAAAACCAAATAGAATTGTTATCTTTGATGGTAGTTACATTCATACTGGTAATCCACCAACAGAATCTTCTAGACGAATAATAATCAACACTAACATACAACCATGACTAAAAAAGACTACGATGGTCCACTTTATGCTCCTTGGGATAAAGTAGTGGAAGGTCGTGGTTTTGATCCTGTCGAGGAACGTAAAAAGCAAGAGGCAACCGAAGAGATTGTCGAAGAAAAACCAGATTACCTAGTCCCTGTGCTAATGTTCTTGGGTGTCATTTTTGCCACTCTTACGGTCATTGTCGCAGGGTATATTCATGGTAAAATGAGTGTCGGAGCAGTCTGGCACAACCTGCACAACTTTCACTAAATTATGAACAAAACTGATTTCCTTTGGGTTGAGAAGTATCGTCCAAAAACCATTGACGAGTGTATTCTTCCTGAGCATACCAAGAGTATGTTTAAGGACTTTCTAAATAAACGAGAGATTCCAAATCTTCTTCTTGCTGGACCTGCTGGTTGTGGTAAGACGACAGTTGCAAAAGCACTGTGTGAGCAACTTGGGGTCGATTACTACGTTATCAACGGATCTGATGAAGGACGATTTTTGGACACAGTACGGAACCAGGCAAAGAATTTTGCTTCGACCGTCTCTCTTTCTGCAGCTGACGCAAAGCATAAAGTCATCATTATTGACGAGGCTGACAACACGACCCACGACGTACAACTCCTCCTACGGGCAAATATTGAGACGTTTTATAACAACTGTCGATTCATCTTCACCTGCAATTTCAAAAACAAAATTATCGAACCTCTCCACTCCCGATGCGCGGTGGTCGAGTTTGGAATTAAAGGAAAGGACAAACCAAAACTCGCAGCATCCTTCTTTCAACGCATCCAACAAATCCTGGGTGCAGAAGGTGTTGAATATGATCACAAGGTCCTGGTAGAACTTATCAACAAACACTTTCCAGATTGGAGACGTGTTCTGAACGAACTGCAGAGGTATTCTGTAAGTGGTAATATTGATAGTGCTATCCTTGCTCAGTTTTCCGATGTCAGTGTAGAAGAACTAATCAAGAATCTTCGTGATAAAGATTTTGGTTATGTTCGCAAGTGGGTTACATCAAATCTGGATAACGATCCCAATCTAATCCTTCGTAGGGTTTATGATGGACTCGCAGATGCTGTTGATGGTCCATCTCTTGCCGCAGCAGTTCTGATCATTGCAAAGTATCAATACCAGATTGCTTTTGTTGCTGATCAGGAAATCAATGTTCTTGCAGCACTAACCGAAATTATGGTGGAGTGTAAATTCAAATGAGAAGTTAAATGACTAAAACAAAATTGAGGGCACAAGTAAAGTCTAGATTTTACTATGTGTTCTGGGGAACTGCTACTCTTGCTGTGGTTCTAGGTCAACTGTATGTTGGTACTGGATATCGTCTTCTGCATAGTGGTATGCAAGAATTACTTAATAAAGTAGATGGAGTTCTTCTACATAAAAACGACTACCCTGGACTTTTGTAAAATGATTGATGTAAAACTACTCCGTATTACTACGGGTGAAGAAGTGATTGCAGAACTAGTCACTGAAGATGAGAACACTATTACTGTTAAGAATGGTCTAGTGGTTCTACCTGGTGCTCAGAATGTCGGATTCGCACCATGGGCAACTGTCATTGATAAAGATGAACCTGAGATTCAGTTGTCTCGGAACTTCATTGTGTATATGGTGAACGTTGACTCCAGTGTCAAGAAGAAGTATAATGAGATCTTCGGGAGCAAACTGGTCACTCCTGAAGAGAAAAAACTGATCCTCTGATTTTTCTATTTTATTATGAAAGCATTGAAGACTCCTCTCCGTTATCCTGGAGGAAAGTCCAAGGCAATCAAGACCCTCTGCCAATGGTATCCAAAAGTCATTACTGACTATCGTGAACCATTCATTGGTGGTGGGTCTATTGCTATTGATATTACGAAAGCAAATCCAGACATTCCTGTATGGGTAAACGACCTGTACGTGCCCCTATACAACTTCTGGGTACAACTGCGTGATCGTGGTCAAGACCTCTCTGAGAGTGTTAGAGAGCAGAAAGAGAAGATGCTTGAGAGTGGTACTCAGGAAGAGAAGGACAAGTTTGCTAAGGACTTGTTTAATCAGTATGCCTCTGAGATCGACTCTTACGACAACTTTCAGAAGGCAGTTGCTTTCTTCATCATGAATAAGTGTAGTTATTCTGGTCTGACCGAGAACAGCACTTTTTCACGCACTGCTGCTAATTCTAATTTCTCTTTGGTTGGTGCAGATAAACTTGCTCAGTTTTCTGAACTAATTAAGAACTGGAAGATCACCAACATTGATTACTCTGAGGTAATGAATGCTGATGGTCCCGAGAATACTTTTGTGTTCCTTGATCCTCCTTATGACATCAAAGACTTTCTTTATGGAAAGAATCGTGAGATGCATAAATCATTCGATCATGACGAGTTTGCCGAGAACGTATATAAGTGTCCTCACAATTTCATGATCACTTACAATGTGAATGATCGTCTCCTTGAGTTGTATAAAGACTATCATCTTGAGTATTGGAAACTACGTTACTCTATGGTTCATCGTGGTGATAAGAACACTCAAGACAATGTGAAGACTGAACTTCTGGTTACAAACTATTCTCTTACTCCACCTACACCACTAGAGGAACAATGGAACTGAAAGATTGGATGAATTCAATTAACTTTAATAAGGAAAACCTTATTAAAGAAAACCCCGATATCGTTAAACAATACCCACCCTTTATCGTAAACAAGTGTCTATCTGGACACTTAGACTCAATCTTATTTGCCAATGAGATGAACAAGAATCATCATCTTGACAAAGATATGCAATATTCATTTTTGCTAAATAGTCTGAGGAAAAAGAAGAGATTCTCTCCCTGGATTCGTAAGGAAAAAATTGATGATCTGGATGCCATTAAGCAATACTATGGTTATTCTGAAGAGAAATCAAAAGAAGCTTTAAGGATTCTTTCCAAGGAACAAATTACTTTTATTAAGTCTAAGATTGAAAAAGGTGGAACAAATGACAAAAATTATTGAACCTCAGGTGACCTGGAGTGCTTCTACTATGGTAGAAATCCTTCTTCGTGAACCAGATGATTTCCTGAAAGTTCGTGAAACACTAACTCGAATCGGAGTAGCATCTCGAAAGGAAAAGAAGTTATACCAGTCTTGTCATATTTTACATAAGCAAGGTAAGTATTACATTGTCCACTTCAAAGAATTGTTTGCTTTGGATGGTAAGTATGCAAACATTACAGTAAACGATATTCAACGTCGTAATAGAATCATCAAACTTTT